TTGTACTGTCGACCAAGTCATCGTGATCTCCGTATGGAAATGCAGCGCACTCCTCTATAACCTCTTCAGCAAACCTTTTATTGGGCGCCCATATCATACCTGACTCAAATAACGGTGAACAAGCGTTTACTCTAATATATTTATCATTGCCCCTATTGGGACTATAATTTACCACCGGTATACCCATCTGACGTAATTCGTGTGTCAAAGGTAAACCAGAAGCCTTAGACTCTATCACAACTGTCTCAGGTTTCCAATAGTTGTATTGCTCTAATGCCTTTCTTCTAAGATCAGGAAAATCATATCTGCCTTTCAAAGCATCTAATAATATAAGCTGATCTGGACCATCTGGATCTGGATTGAATACACCCCAAGTCGTGATAGCTGAATAATCGGCATTTTCTTTTTTTGAAAAAGCAGTGTCATAAGATTGTATAATATGTTTTACAGGTGGTATTTCTTCAGATGTCCATTCTCTCCACCATTCACGTTTAATGATTGCACCTTCTTCTGATGTAGGATTCTGCATCCATTGCGCGTTCCACTTTGGTACTGACAAAGATGCTTTAACACCTTCTAATTCTTCTTGTTTCCAAAACTCTGGCCATAGTGGTTTTTCATTACTCATGATGGCAGGAAACTCTACTAGTTCCCATTGATCCGCTTTTGGATCTTTGGCTTGTGCTTCCATAAGTTTTTGAGTCAAATCTTTTGTAGACCAACGAGTCATTACAACAACAATAACTCCACCAGGTTGAAGACGTTGTCTTGGTCCTGATGTATACCATTCGTATGCTTTTTCTAATGCTTCGGGATTCATTGCATCTTGTTCAGAGTGTGGGTCATCGATAATCAATAAGTCCGCACCACGGCCCGTGATTGCAGATCCAACACCGGCTGCATAATATTCACCACCTTGTGATGTTTCCCATTTGCCCGCGGCCTGTGAATCTTGTTTCAATTTTGTAGAAAAAAAATTTTGATACTCTTCCGTATCAATCATACTTTTTGCTTTACGTCCAAACCTTATAGCTAGTTCTGTATTGTGAGTCGTTTGTATGATTTTTAATTTTGGATTTATTCCTACCATCCAAGCAGGCAAGAAATTAGAAGCAAACTCTGATTTTGTATGTCTTGGTGGCATATTAATAATTAATCTTTTTAATTTGCCTCGTGCAATTTTATTAAATTTTTCTGCGATGACTTTATGATGTCTGCCTTCAATAAACTCTGGCCACATCTCTTTTACAAAAAATAAAAAATCTTTGTGAGCCTTTTCAGACTTTTCTATTACAGCTAATTTATATTTCAAACGAAGATAATCAACTGCATCTTCATCTGACATATTTTTTATTTCTTCTCTAATATCACCTTTTGTCATTATTTGATTTTTACCCCCTCCGGGTGTGTAAATCAAGCTATATACGGGTCTATATGTGGGACCCCTTTTGTATTTTAGGGGGTGGGTGGGCCCGCAATCAGCAAGTTTGCCAAGTCATTAGGATCCATTGTTAGTGGGTGGGTGGGCCCAAAAGCAACAAGCGGAGCGCCCCGCAGGGGCGCTCCGCTGTTAGTTATTTATTGTGTGTGATTAGTCTAGTAGTGTCATGTATGCTTTAGGATTTAGACGGCTAAACTTATCTAAAGCCTTTTGCATTTTGTCATACTCTTGCATTTCTTCTGCCTGCTTAACTGTGTCGTGCAACATAGCCTCTTCTCTTGTTAGCATTTCAGATTCACCTGAGTATGGGTTAGTTCTTTTAATTATTCTAGTCATAGTCCCATATTATCCTATATTACTATCTGTGTCAATCTTATTTATTATCGTTCGTGTATAATTTCCCCAACGATGACTCTCAGTTTCTTTTTTGGGGTCCTCGATACGCGTTTCAAGTGGCTCGGTTCGTGGCGCGATTCTTCTCATTGCGTCTGAATGTTTATTTGCAAAGTCATTATAACAACTCATACTGCAAAACCAATTATACCAATTGTTAGGGTTGTACCAAGTGTTATTAGTATTTTGCTTTATCTTTCTTGTTCTTAAAACCTTAGAACCTTTCGAACCGCGAACGCGGTCCTGAGTTTCTTTTGTATGACACTCAGGACCATGGCACCAATAATACTCAGCCATTGTTCATACTTCCTTGACCGATTGAGATTGCACTCTCGCCACTTGCACAACGATAGCCCCCTCTATCTCTATCATAATAAATAATATATCCATTACCGATTTTACATTTGTCGTCCCATTTAGCATTTCTGTAAATAGGTCTGCCATTATACTTTTTAGGTTTATAGCAAATTGAAAAATATACTGCCTCTTTCAATTTCTCTATAACTGTTTGTGCGTCTGTTGGTTTCATTGTGTCCTTTCTCTTTCTGTTATGTATGGGATTTTATATTAACCCCATACATAAGTCAAGCCCTAATTTATGGCTTGTTGTTTCTCGTATTGTATTCTTGCCTTAATCTTATCTTCTCTTGATACGTTTTTATTTTTCATACCTTTGATTAAGTTTGCAAGATTACTAGGATTGTAAATTGTTAAACCTGTTGAGTTTGTTCTAACAAGTTCAGCTTCATCTACTTGAATACCCAACTCGGTTGCAAGTTCAATACCCTCGGATAAATAACGATATGCTTTCAATCCGATTTTTAATTGTTCGGCTTGTTTCATAATACTATCAATCCACGTTTGGTGAGTAGAAACAACTTTCGCTTTTGCTTCTCGCCAAGCTAAAAAGATATTGTATTCATCTTTTGTGCAAGCGATTGCTCTTGAACGACAGTGGCTTGTACCAATGACATCAAGATAGAATTGCTCGTTGTAGTTTCTAGCCATACCAATAGCATTTCTGTCGTCATCACTATGATAAGAGTTTCCAGAATATTTACCTAAAAACTTATTGTTCGCGTCAATATGTTTTGTTTTATGTGGATTGTTATCCTTGCCAGATTGTTGAGCGATAATATCTGGGTTATGCCCTTGCACTTTGAGTTCCTCACGATAGTATGCGTGAGCAAAGTGATCACTATCCTCGCCATTACCATACTCATGTCCGTTGAGATTACCAAATAAACCAAAATCAAAATGTGATTTTGTTTCTACTTGGTTTTCATCTTCATCAACATCTTCCGAGTGTGCAAAGTAAAAGCATTTATCTTTTGCAACTACATCACAAGGGTCGCCATATTTCTTTTTGAAATGTCTTAATGTGGCTACATCAGTAGAGGGGTATGATCTCTCTACAACTGCTCTCGCTACGTCGAAAGCATGTCCTTGCATTTCTGTAAAGGTTTCCCTTGCTTCCATAAATGCTTGTCGTTCTTGCGTGTCCTCTTTTTCGAATACATCTTTTATACGATTGTATAATTTGTTTCTGTATTCGGTGTTCATTCTTATTTTTTGTGGCATATATTTTCCTTTCTTTTATACTTGACAGATTATCCCATAATGATTATATTGTCAATAAGAAAGAATATATGAATACATTATTAATTATAGGTATTTGTTTTATGACAGTTGGATTTCTAGCTGTGATTGTTTCTGAAATAATGATTTCTCATTATGACAGAAAATTATATCAGTTAGAAAAAAGGCGAAAAGAGGCGCTTGGAGTGAGAGAATAAACTCTATAGCATAGGTCGTGAGTCCGGACGGACAGGGATGGTACGCAGGCATGTTTACCAGGAAGATCCTCGCCTACGCACACTTGCGCCCTTGAGCCCTGATCCAAGTGAATTCGACGTTTAGAAGAGTGCACTGAAAACTTGGATCTGGGGTCAAGCTATTTGTGTACGATACAGTTTGCAAACTGGTAGTTTGGCCAGGCGATGGTCAGTCGAGAGCGCAGTCAAAACGCGTCGCCAAAGAAAGGACATAATGAGATGGTAAAATGGACAACATTAACATTCAAGCAACTAGCAGCGCAGCGAACACTTCGCATGGATGCTGGCTATTGGATTAAACAAAAGGAAAAGAATGACAAAAAAAATAATCGTGGAGCTGCAGGCGTCAAGCGGCCAACTAAAAAGCTTCGTGGCTGATTTAGCAATCAGCATGGACCCGTGGAAGAGGTTCATTAAGTTTAAAATTAAATCAGGCGGCAAGATCTACAAGCTACAAGCGCCAAGCTTCAAGCACCAAAGATACAGGCCGCGAGCTGATTGACATCAGTCAACATATGGGATATTATAAGATATGAAAGTATCAGAAGCAAAGAAGATAACTGGAGGACTGAGCAAGCCCAGCAAGATGCCTGGACCTGCTTATAACCTGCCAGCTTACAAATGTATAACTGGCGCCAAGCTTGCCAAAGTACCAGGCAGCGTATGCGCTGGCTGTTACGCCCTGAAGGGCAGGTATAGATTCAGCAATGTTCGCGATGCGCTGGACAGGAGACTGGCCAGCCTGGACCATCCACAATGGGTCGACGCCATGGTCACGTTGATCGGCAAGCAGCCGTATTTTAGATGGCATGACAGCGGAGACCTGCAGAGCGCATTACACCTGAAACAGATATTTGAAGTTTGTGTCCGAACGCCCGGGACACGTCACTGGTTACCGACTCGGGAAGTTAAATTCCTGAAGCTGGTAGATCCAGAAGCTGTCCCTGGCAATCTTACAATTAGAATCTCTTCACATATGATTGACCAGCCGCCAGTCAAGTTCTGGCCGTGGACGTCAACGGTGGGCAGCTCAGGCGGCACATGTCCCGCGCCACAAAATGGCAACAAGTGTGGACCGTGTAGAGCTTGCTGGGACAGAAAAGTTCCGAACGTGCAATACCATGAGCACTAAGCATAAAGTTAAACAGCCTGAAGTAATAAAGATCCACGAAGAGTGGGCCGAGAAAAATGGTTATCGCACAGCGGCAAGCCACAAGCGACAAGCCACAAGCGTCAAGCGTTACAAGGAGCAGCAAGCAACAAGCGTTGAATGTGATCCCAATCATCGAGCGCCAAGCAGCGTGCAACGCCAAGCTGCAAGTCGTGAATCGCGGACGAAGGATACAGTTTTACGGAGCGCGGAGAGGGCTCGAATACGAGGATAAAATTACGGTGTACTCTTGTAAGGTGAAACATACGTTGATGAGGTGAGAAGTGCAACTTAGTATTCTTTTGAACTTTTAACTCAACCATAAAAAATCCGCATGAATCGTGATAACCAAGTAAATCAGGTACTCCATAACTTGCCCAAGATTCCAGTCTAGTCCACTGTATTTTAGGTGTATTCTTCTTGACTAATTGCCAAAATTTAGATTCATCTTTCATAGTACATATTTCTAGATTGACTTATAATCGTACGTACGATAAAAGTCAAATATGCCAAAAAACAGAACATTGACTGAAAGACAGATTAAGTTTGTAGAGCTATTAGTATGGAATAAAGATGGTCTTAGCGCAGCCGAATGTGCTGCAAAAGCAGGATACACAACCAGATCTAGACAATCAGCATCTGAACTAAGGAATCCTAGGCTATACCCACAGGTTGTAGAGTTAATAAACAATGAGAGGGCTGAGAGAGCTGAGAGATACAAAGTTACGAAGGATAATCATGTCGAGAGATTAGACAATATAGGTAGAAAAGCAGAAAGCAAAAATCAATTCTCTGCAGCCATAACAGCAGAACATTACAGAGGTAAGGTTGCTGGCCTGTATGTAGATAAGTCATTACAACTTACTGGATCAATAGATAGAATGGGTAAAGAGTCTTTATTGAAAGCATTAGACCAAATTAAAATTAAATATGCTGTCAAAACAGAAGAAGAAAAACCTAAGATTGAATCCTCTCCATCTTCTGAATAATAGATCTAGGAAAACAATTTCTATCTGAGAATACAGCGGAGTCTGTATCGTAAGATGAGAATGTCCAAACGTATTTTTTATTCTTATCAAATATGTAAGCTTGCGAAACCATAGTAGCTGGTAGTAGTTTTTTCATTTCATCTACGTCTGCATGCCCAGCGTCCCCGCACGGATCGATCCAGATTATTTTGTAGAAGTAATATTTCTTCTTACCAATCACTGCATACTTATATTTAGATTTCTTATGTCTCTTAGGCATAATCTCACTATAGTGGAAATTTAGGGCAAATAAAGTTTTTTCAAAACTAAAAAAGGTCTCGCGCGCCAAGTAGGGAACTGTGCCACGGTAAAAATCAAAAAAGTCAATAAAATCACCATTTGTGCCAAGCTGTGCCACGGTGCTTGGCACACTATTATTGGCTTATACCAACACTTCTAGGTCAAAATAGGGGTGTGCCACGTGTGCCATGAACTTTTTTGTATCACAAAAAAAAATAATTGCTCAAAATCTCTACTATAGTGGCACAGTTTAGAATGATTCTAAGTTTGATTGAATGTTGGCGATATTATGGCTTGCCTTGATTCTGCCTTAATTACCACCCTAATTGAAGGTCTACCAACAATTGTAGACTCTTGAACCTCAATACGTCTAATCTTCTCTAATCTGCCGTTGTCCATCTCAACATAGATCTCAGCATTACTGATAGCTGTACCTTTGTTGCCATCAGTAAACTGGTCTAAATATTCTTGTAGGTGTTTGACGTACATTATTTTATCTTTCCAAAAGTTATTCTAAACATACCCTTGACCGGATCCCAATACCATTTGTCTACTTTTTTCTCCATAGCACTACAATTGGTAAGTACCACTGCCATAAATAATACGCATATTATCCTCATTTTGGCTCCTTGCCTCGTAAAGTTGTAGATATAAAATTATTATGCTTGTTTGTATATTCGACAGCATATTCTTTTTTATGATCTAGTTTTGTTTTTAATTTTTTAAGAGACATAGCTTCCATATCTTCTACTTTGTCTGTGCCTATCTCTCTTACTTTGTATTGATACCTCATTAATGAAATGACTCCTCTGGACCATCTGTAGGTTGTTGACCTAACTCTAAGAATATTTTCCAGTCGCTTCTTCTTGCAAATCCACAACTATCAAATACAGCAGCTGCCTCTTCTCCGTCTTCACAATTAACAAATAACATTATGTTTAACACTGTATTGTGAAACATATAAACAGTTCCTTTGTTATCTCTGTCTACATCTCTATACATATTAGTTATATGTTTGTTTATGTTTTTTATTTTTTTTACTTTTCTTGGTTTCATATTATCCTTTCTGTTTTTCATTAATATAGGAATTTCTGTGATAGATGTCAAGTCTTTCTAACCACTTGTATTTATATTCTTTTAACTCTTGTCCTTGTAAAATAAATTCTTGGTAGTATGGTTCTGGGCTACACATCATAATGACAAACTTATCTATGTATGTACCATATATTGTGTCATGTGCCATACAATACGCAGCACCTTGTAAGAAGTAATCTGTTATCCATTCTCTTTGTTTTGGTTTGTTTGTCTGTTTGAAATCAACAATCGCATCTGACCCATTATGAACACATGCTAAATCTGTCTGTCCGGCGTACAATCCAGGATAATACACATTGACCTCTGTTCCGTAATAATCTGATACATTGCACAATCCACGTTCCGCGATACGTTCTGCCATCTTCGTTGCTTGTTGGCCAAGCTCCGTCATGTCCGCATAGCCTTGTCCTAAAATCATATGTTCAAGAATCTTATGCATTGTCGAACCACGATTCGCTGACCGTTGTTTTATCTCATCAGCTCTCTTCGCGCCTTCTCTCGCTCTCCATTGAGCCAGCTTCTGTTTCTTCTCTTCAGGCATCGTTGCAGCCAAGATCGTTGTCACTGATGGTAGTTTATACTCACCAATAACATAGTGTCGTTTACCTTCGATGGTTTCTCTATTCGTACCAGGGTAAGTAAATTTACCTATCTTTGTAATGTTTAATGATTTGTTCAAGTTTATCTCTTTTCGTTATACTATATGGAGCAATCTCTCTAGCTATCTTCAACGCGTCTCGATGCGTACAACGCCAACGATATTGATCCATGGTTTGATGGGCCATTTTGGGTCTTAAAGTTACAGTTCCACATTTTACAATTTTATGTAAAAACTCTATCGTCTCATCACAGGTCATAGCGACCTCGATAATGATTCTCCAATACAAATAAGCACGTGGCTTACCTTTACGATGTTCTAGATATTGTTTACAAGTGATACAGCCTTCGCCGTCAATGAGTCCCGCAACGTATGCTGATTGCTCGTAGGTCATGTGAGATACTCTAATCTGTATAAATCTTTCATACTCTTCAACCTTTTCTTTTCCTCTTCCTTCTTTTTATTCTGTATCGTCTTCGCGTGGTGCTGGTTCAAAGACCTCGCCACCGGGTTTCGTTTTGTAGCCCGTACCTTCTTCACGGTTCCTCCATCTTTTATTCCAAGCGTATACGCTCATCTTACTACCAATGTGTTCTATCCAAGATAGAGGCACATCGATCATGCATTTATATCTATATTTAATCTCACTTATCAGATCAGGTATTGTCATCATCACCTTTAAAAAATTTTTTACAGTGTTCAATATACTCTTCATCTGTATGTTCTTCATACCTAGGTCTATCGGTTGGGAGATCTTTTTGTTTAAAATTTTCTGTGTTAGTAGAGTTTAACATATCATTGGTTTTGTATTTTATCTTACGTTTTATAGACATTATATCACTCCCTTTGATCTTAAATCTTCAGGAGTAAGATCATCATCTAAAAATAGATGCCCCTGTCTATCGCAATCATCACACTGAGCGATAGTTTCTTCGTGTGTTAAATGGTATGGCACCCTGTAAAAGCCATTACCTTTACAGGTTGGACAGATAATTTTAACCTTCTTATTTGCCATTTTTTTTACCATTACCTTTATTTTCCATAAAGAACTTGATCAATCTTCCTATCATTTTTGATCTTGTTCTATTTGTTTTTACTGCAAGTTCACCTAATTGTTCCCAATCTTTTTTAGGAACTGATAGAGACTTGTATTTAGCTGGATCAGCCATGTTTTCCTCTTCTTTCTTTTTTGTTTATTTTCATTTGATATGGGAATTTACAATATAAAGTCAATGCTTGCAAGAAATATATTTTTGGTGTAAAGATTAATTCTCTTCTCACACCTTTTGTTTGCTCGTCTTGGGTTTTCTACCCAGGCGAGCACCTTTAATTAAATGTCCATTTTAGGTTCACATGCAAAGGCAATCACAATTTGGTCATTGTTGACACGATTCTGCCCCATTTGATTTAACATCTCTTGTGCAATCTCGTAGCCTGCAGTGGCACATTCATAGTGCGTTGTATATACTTCTTTGTGTGAAGTAGGAGGTAAGCAATGTTGATACATCTGTGCGCAGATTGTAAATACTAAAATAAATTTCATTAACGTCCTTGTCCTCTGTAGGGTTTACGTCTAGGCACACGTTTAGAATATTTTTTACTGTGTCTACCTGGACGTTTCTTGGGTGTTCTCTTTTTATAATTACTTACTCCGAAGAGCGGTTTTCTTTTAGCCATAATCTATCCTGTTCAGTCATGGCTAAATATTTTATGTGGCCATTAACATATTGTTTAATCTCTTCACCACAATTTGTACATTTATAATAATCAGACACGATTGATATAAATACTACGTTCTCATTACACTCAGGACATTGACCTATGTCTGTTTCAATCTCCTTAAAAAGTCTTTTTAAAAAGCTTACCATTATTGATTGTCCTTCATTATACAATACATTATTATTAGTAATAATAATATAATAAAAAGTACATCCATTATAATATTTTAATAATCTTTTTTCGGTCCATGTATATCTCTGTCTTAGCTTTTACTTTCTTACAAGTAAATACAACTCGCTCCGGGTTAACCTCGTTCTGAGCTATCCTCTTGGATTTCAAACAATCGCTGAGGCTCGGTTTGTATACATGCTCTATCATATTT